TTAACAAGTTTTAATCTAGTAGCAAGATTACCAAAAAAACTAGCACGTAACAACATACCAACTCTTGCAGTAACCAATATTTCACGTACTTCTCTATCACGTGCAGGGTCCATTGGACCTAGTATATTTTTAAATTTGTCTGCTAAGTCTTTGTTTACTGTTGTATCTTGCGACATGTGCTACTCCTAATTTCTAACTGTATATACATTGTAACACATATTGTGGAAGTGTCAACCTAATTTTCCATTTAGGGGCACAATTGTGATTTCAATTCTACAGTTGTCTTTATCTTGGAATTCTAGACTTTCAGCACCAGCTGCATCAGCAAGTTCTTTGTTTTCGTATGCACCAACTAAATGCCTATATTCGCTGTGTCTATTGACACGTTCAACAATATAGATACTTGTTCCAGTATTCATCTAAGTCTCACTTTCCAACTGCCAGTATTATAAGGTTCAGTTTCCCATTTACGGACATGGTTAGAGGCCTCGCACCAGCTGGGGAATTCTTTTTGTATAGCACCGTGACCAGTGATAACTCGTATTTCTTTTTCTTTGTCTAGCCATTTCTCATATGCAAATGCAATAAACACTTTCCAAGCATCATGTACAGTTTTGCCATGTAGATCAATTGTTTTCATCTTTCGCCCATTTAAGTTTAAAGAAGCTGACTTCTTTTTCGCTTTTCATGTAGATACGTAAATTTTCACTTCCGTTAGTCCAACTCCACAGCTGATTAACAAAATACGGTGCATCACTATTGGGAACATTAAACTGTTGACGTTTAAGCAACATACCTCTTATATACATGAAATCACGTACTTCGGCACTGTACCCATAGGTTTCAATCATCCATCCCATTGCAGTATGAAACTCTATTGGACCCCATTGTCCACGAGGGAATTCTATACAATATTCAAAATAATTATTGTATGCATATCGTCCGTCAAGTTTTTTAACAGTATATTTCATACTAGTATTTAAGCCCAAACATCACGGCATCTGATTCTTCTTTAAAGTAAAAAATTACATGCCATTCGTTAACTGCAATGCCACGCCATTCTGGGTCTTCCATCATTTGACGTTGCCATTCATGATCCAGCATCCAAGCCCACCGTTCACTAGGTCTGCCAAAGTCGCGATGTACTTGTTTAAGAAGTTGTGTCCACTCAGTGGGATCATAAGGTGTATAACGACGAGGCACTTGAACATAATCTTTCAAGTGCCTCTGTAGTATAGTATCTATGTCATCCATAGCATTGGTAATTTGGTTGAGGGCCTGCATAGTTATGCCTTTAGTGTTACAGTTAGAAAATGGCCCTCAACCAAGCTCTTTATCCTTGACTGGCAAGGATATATTTTCCATATCTCTGGTGAAACTCATCAAAGTTTTTAAGTTTAGTAGGTTGAAACGGAATAGCATATGTTGTTAATGCAATCCTTGCACCCATAACAACCAACTCAGTTTCAAAGTTATCCATCATAAACCTAAAGAAGTTATCACTCATCTTGTGAAACTCAGCATCTTTAACAGTTGCTAATGCTTCTTTAAGCTCATAGCACATGCTGATTGTAAGTGAATACATTGCACTAACTTCTTGTACTTCTAGTTTGCTTACTTTACCGGCAAGTACATCAGTTGGGTTAGGAAGTTTACCAGCAATCTTTCTATGTGCTTGAAACTTAACTGCAAGTCCTTCACCAATTGTGCCAGCAATAAGATCAGTTGCAGTTGTTTCACTCATGTCTTCTTCGATAAGTTCACTTACAAAACTCCAAGATCTTGGAGTAGCGAAAGCACGACTTGCACTCTTAGCATCGAAGTCATACAAGTCCTGCTTGGCAAAACTCAAGTAACCTACCACGTCAGGATGGATGCCATTTTCAACTGCCCAATCAAACCATGCTTCATAGTCTGCACGTATTTCAACATGTACAAATCTATTTGCAAGCGGAGTAGGCATACGGAAAGTAACACCTTTGTCTGACTCTCTATTACCAGCGGCAATAATAACCACATTGTCCGGTAACACATACTTGCCCAGTCTTCTGTTTAGCACCAACTGATAAGCGGCAGCTTGTACACTTGCCGGAGCTGAATTCATCTCATCCAAGAACACTGTGATCATTGGATAGTCTTTAGCAAACTCTGGAGATGGAAGATCAATAGGCGGAGCCCAATCCATTACACCATCTTCTTTGTTAAAGTAGGGCATACCTCTAAGGTCTGTTGGATCCATTTGACCTAAACGTAAATCAAACATATAACCACCAGCATCATCTGTGATCTGCTGAACTATATCTGACTTACCAACACCTGGAGGTCCCCATAAAAATATTGGTCTTTGTTTTTTGAATGCTACTTTAATTGCACTTTTTGCACCAGCAGTAGTAACTGTTCTATATTCTACTTGACTTGAACTTGACATAAGCTATCTCCTTGTTTCTAACTGTAACTTTATATTAACACACTATTGTTTAATGTCAACCGCTAATTTTTGAACCATTGACAGTTTGTTAACTAAATTTTTAACAACTTCGATGTTCATATCACGTCTCTTGCTTTCTTCCTTAATGGTATAAGGAAGTGTTCTAAGCAATAGCTCAATTTTTTGTCGTGGATTGTCTGACTTAAGAATTAGTTTTTTTAAACTATTGGTACTAATTGGACTTGACATATACTATCTCCGTTTTCTAACTGTATACACAGCATAACACAGGACAGTATATTGTCAACCGTTTTCTAAGAAAAGGTTACTTTCTTTTTTCTTTGCCGCCACCTGACCAAACATCACGTGCATTGACCCGGATATAAGGTTTGTTGGTCTCATTGGTGTTTGGATTAGGTATTGTTATCATAACACGTCTACCTCTTTTAAATGCCGCAAGTTGATTGTTTAATCTTTCAACACTATTTCTATATTCTTTTCGCAGCGACTTTGCAGCATGTTGGTATGCATTGCCTACTAGACCTTTAGAGGTTTGACTGGTTCTTGATTTTTTCTTACCCATTTGCTTTGCTCCATGCTTGTTCAAATCTATCTAAACTGTTTGGTAATGCTTCGCAGTTCGTCCATAGTCTTTTGGTGTATTGTTTTTCCATATGCTCAATGTCTGATTGACTATAAGAATCTGGAATTAATTGTCCTTTTACTGCAAACATTAATTCATTTTGAAACTTGTTACCGTTTGGCATTATATTGTTCCCAGTAATTGATCCTGTCGTTCCAACAGGTGCGTTCTTTGTTATGTTTAATTAGTATCGCCATGTAGTGTTGGTGTTCTTTTTCAGTCATTCCAATCATGTCCATATAGTTTAAGCCAATAGGCATAGCCACCATCCCATGGTGTTTTTAAGCCAAAGCCACATTTCAATTTATATATTTTAGAACCGTCGTTATCGTATTCCCAAAGTCTATCATCTGGGTTTAACTCAATAACACCTTGTTTCCATTCTTCCCATTTCATAGTTGATCCTTGAAAATAATGAATACACCAATGATTTGAAGCATTAGAAACACAAACGTGAAAAGCAGTTGTCCTAGTAATTCTCTAAGTTCTTTTCTGTTCATGTAGATATTTATTTAGGCTGTTTTGATCTCTCAAACATTTGGCTTACCAATGGCAAACTCACCGGATGTTCACTGCAACGAGCAGTGCCTTCAATGGTGCTTTCAATCAAGAATGCAGTCTCTGGTGGTTCTTGCCCCATTGGACACGAACATATTGCTACGCCGTTGCGATCAATTTTGCAATTCCAACTGAAGCAATTACTTGCTCGATGTCCTTGTTTTAGGTCTGCTGGACATTCAACAATGTTTCCTCTCATTTTTTCTGCGTTATGAGAAAAATCATTTTGTTGTCTTGGATAATCAGCTCTTGGCCAAAACGTACTCCAAACTGAATTTTCATCTGTTGGTTCACATGATGTCATGTTTCCTGCACTGAGATCGGCTATGTTATCGCCGTACAATATAGGACAGGTACATTCAACTTCCGGAAATGATTCTCCAGCTTGATTGGTTATTGTGCCACCTGTTGGTTTGCATGCACTGGCAGCACATAATGCAAACTGTCCGTGACATATGGTAATACCGTTATCTGAAAATGCAGAAGCACTCCAAAGGAGTGCAAGTAATGTAACTATTATTTTCATTTTATTTCCTTCCTAAAAGCCTTTTTGCAGCATTTAATGGATTTTTTAAACCTTCATAGGTTTCGTTAATAAAGTCGATGTGTGTTGCAAACTTATTTAACAGTTCTTTCTGTTGTAGTTCAACTTTATCTAAACGTAAGGAAATAATTTCTAGTTTGTCAAGTATTTTATCAACGTCTTCTTTACTCATGTTCACCACCTGGATCATTTTTATCCAGTACGACTTTTTTGCCATTAACCCACATGTAACCTCTGCTTCTACTAGGTGTATGGTATCTTGTATCTAAAAAGAATGTAG